AATTAAGACCAAGATTATCGAACGCACTGGTTTTGATGAGGTTATGATGATTGATGACAACTTGCTTTCTGGAAGCAATTCCGACTATAATAGTATGAAAGACAACATCCAATATCGTAGCAATCGATGACTCGTATCGCAGTTTTAACGGACACTCACTGGTCTGCTCGCAAAGCTTCTAGATATCTTCACGATTATTTTGAACTCTTCTATAAGAATATATTTTTTCCTACCTTGGAAAAGGAAGGAATTACAACAGTGATTCATATGGGAGACGCTTTTGATAATCGTAAAAGTATTGATTTTTGGGGACTTGATTGGACTCGTAGAGTGGTGCTAGACCCACTTTCAAAATATGAAACTCACATGATTGTGGGTAATCATGATATATTCCTTCGTAATTCCACAGAAATTAATGCTCCGGAATTACTACTTAAGGATTATCCAAACATCAAAACTTATAGTTCTCCACAAACAATTAAAATTGGTGGGTTGGACATTATGATGGTGCCCTGGATTTGCAGTGAGAATTATGATGAGACAATAAAGCAAATCAAAAAGTCCAAAGCAAAGATTGCAATGGGACATTTGGAGTTACAAGGTTTTCGTGTAAATCGAAATCTGGTAATGGAAGAGCACGGAATGGATGCAAAGATTTTTGATAAGTTTGATAAAGTATTTTCTGGGCACTACCACACTCGCTCCGATAATGGAAAAATCTTTTATCTAGGAAATACTTATGAAATGTATTGGAATGATGTAAACGATACTAGAGGGTTTCATATTTTTGATACTGAAACTCTAGAGCACACTCCAATCAACAATCCTTATAAATTATTCTATAACATTTATTATGAGGATACTCCTTATCAATTATTTGATGCAACTGAATATCAAAACAAAATTGTAAAGGTGATTGTTCGTAAAAAATCTAAACCAAAAGATTTTGAAAAATTCATCGATAAACTTTATAGTGTTGGTATTCAAGATTTAAAAATTATTGAAAACTTTGACATTCAAGAAAATGAAGAGTTTGAAATTAGTGAAGATGAAAACACTCTGACAATTCTAAATCGTTATATTGAAGAATCGGAATTTGAGTTTGATAAGAATATCATTAAAGGTATTTTTCAGGATCTTTATAAGCAAGCTTGCGAAGTAGAATAATGTTTCTTCTTACTCTTAAAGATAGAAAAGATGATGGAGCATATGCGGTTCAAAACCGATATGGTGAAAAAGTCTTATTTCTCTTTGAGGAAGAAGATGATGCTACTCGTTATGCAATGATGTTAGAAGACCAAGAAAAAACTGAAATGGATGTTGTAGAAGTTGATGATGACCTTGCCATATTGACCTGCAAACGCTATAATTATAAGTATGCTGTGGTCACTCCTGACGATATTGTAATTCCCCCTAAAAATGTTAGTATTTCATAAGATTCGTTATAAAAATTTTCTTTCTTCTCCAAACACTTTTACAGAAATTGATTTTGAAAAAAACCATACGAATCTCATTATTGGGACTAATGGTGCTGGAAAATCTACAATGTTGGATGCACTGTGCTTTGTGCTTTTCAACAAACCATTTCGAAAGATTAATAAACCACAACTTGTCAATACAACAAACGAAAAGGATTGTCTTGTAGAGATTGAATTTACGATTAACAATAAAAATTATTTGGTTCGTCGTGGCATCAAACCAAATATTTTTGATATAGAAGTAAATGGAATTGCGCTTCATAAAGAAGCAGATGACCGTGCTAATCAGAAAATTCTAGAAGAAAATATTCTTAAATTAAATTATCGCAGTTTTACTCAAATTGTGATTTTGGGTAGTAGCACCTTTGTTCCCTTCATGCAGTTGACTACTGCAAATCGTAGAGAAGTCATTGAAGACCTTCTGGACATTCGTATCTTCTCTGCGATGAATGCGATTATCAAAGATAAGATTCGTGAAAAAAAGGAGCAAATCAAATCTCTTGAACTTAAGAAAGAAACTCTTAAGGACAAAATGCAAATGCAGCAGAGTTTTATTGAAGAACTTGAAAGTCGTGGAAATGCCAACATTAATGCCAATAAAGAAAAGATTGCCAAGTTAGACTTAGAAGTTGGCATTTATATGAATGAGAATGCTTTGACTGAAGAAAGCATTTTTAAGTATACAAAGGAGCAGGAAGAACTTGTTGGTGCTGGAGATAAGTTAGTAAAACTAAACAATCTTAAAGGTAAGATTTCTCAAAAGGTATCTGTAATTACTAAAGAGCATAAGTTTTTTACAGAGAATACGGTCTGCCCCACTTGTACTCAGACAATTGAGGAGGAGTTTAGGTTAAATAGAATTGCAGACGCTCAAAATAAAGCAAAGGAACTCCAGAAAGGTTTTCAAGAACTTGAGGAGACTATAAAGTTAGAACAAGAACGAGAGCGTCAATTCACAGTTCTATCTAAGGAGATTACGAAACTCAACCATGAGATTTCTCAAAACAATACTCGCATTTCCCTCAACCAGAGACAAATACGAGATCTTGAATCTGAAATTCAAACTATTACCCAAAACCTTGCAAACAAAAATACTGAGCATGAGAAGTTAGAAGAATTTCAAACTAATCTCCAAAAAACATTCGAAGACCTTTCAAAGAAAAAAGAAGAAATCGTTTATTACGATTTTGCCTACTCCTTACTCAAGGACGACGGTGTAAAAACAAAAATTATCAAAAAATACCTTCCATTCATCAATCAGCAAGTAAATCGCTATTTGCAAATGATGGACTTTTATATCAATTTCCATCTTGATGAAGAGTTTAATGAAAGTGTTAAATCTCCTATTCACGAAGACTTTTCTTACAGTTCTTTTAGTGAGGGTGAAAAGGCAAGAATTGACTTGAGTTTGTTATTTGCCTGGCGTGAAGTTGCAAGACTGAAAAATTCTGTAAACTGCAACATTCTTTTATTTGATGAAGTTTTTGACTCTTCTCTTGATGGATTTGGTGCTGATGAGTTTCTAAAAATTATTCGTTATGTTGTTAAAGATGCTAACATCTTTGTTATTTCACATAAATCCGATTTACACGATAAGTTTGATAGTGTGATTAGGTTTGAAAAGAAAAACGGATTCTCTTATAAAAATGAATTATGACAGAAGATAAAGTGGCACAAGAGCAAGACTGGTTGGACCGACTTGTTGATAGAATTGGAGAATGGATGGATTCACTCACGGAGAAAAATGAAACTTCCGAATTGGCAACATCACTCCCGAAAGGAGCAAAAACGAAAACTTAAACCTCAAGCACTACGACAAGCAAAGGCACGTCGTCAAGCACTCAAGAAGCGTCTCCAACACGGGGACGCTTCTTTTTTTTTATAAATAACTAAAAAGTCTTTATAGAAAAATGAGAGACCAAGAAATTATCGATCTTTATGAAGCTTATGCTTCTATTTACGAGCAGACTGAAGAGATTCAAAATGAAGAATATCTTGATGAAGGTGAAAAACCATTTCCTCACGAAAAAGTTGAAAGAAAGCAAAAATCGCTTCGTGATAAAGGTGGTGATGCTTTAGATCGTAGAATGAGGATGGGATCTGCTCGCCGCCGTGCTAAAGAAGCAGAAAAAACTGGTGGATCTCAACAGGATGCTGGAAAAGGTTGGTATCACGCTAAAGAAGAAATAGAGCAAATTGGTGAAGGTAGATACACCAGTTTACAAGCACTTTCCCGTGAATCTGAACAGCGTAAAGCAGATAAAAAAAGAGGAAGACCAGAAACCGAGGCTGAAACTCACGGTAGATTGATGTTAGGCAAATTCCGTCCGGGAGCTTCTAAAGAAGAGAGAGCGGAAGGTGGTCGCCAAAGACTTAAGGACAGAGGAAAGGTTCCTCAAAAAGGAGGAAAGGATATGTTTGAGCAAGTTCTTGAGCACCTAGTTGCTGAAGGATACGCTGATACTAATGAAGCAGCAATTGCTATTATGGCAAATATGAGTGAAGAGTGGAAGCAGAGTATTGTTGAAGAACTTGAGCAACTTGATGAAATCTCTGATAGAAGAGTTCAAAAAATGTTGAAAGGGAGAGACAGACAAGACAGAGATAGTGGTGGTATTAGTGCTGGATATATGGCACGTCGCCGTGCTCATCAAGCAGCGGCAAGAAGAAATGAAAGAACAGGATCAAATGTTAAGGTTGATCCTGATTTAGCGGGGTAATTGTAGTCAGTAAGACCATTTTTTAAACTGACACAAAGGGGGTCGCAAGACCCCTTTTTTCATATATACTATACTAGATATGGTGTCTGATATGCTTACCATCAGAACTCTAGGAGATAAAGTTCTTACCCAAAAAGCAAAGAGAGTTGCAAGTGTAGATGACACTATAAGGACTTTGTGTGTTTCTATGATTGATGCGATGATAAAAAATGAAGGTATTGGACTTGCTGCAAATCAAGTTGGAATACTCAAAAGAATTATTGTAGTTTCTGATGAAGGAAATATTCGCGTAATGATAAATCCAGAAATTGTTGAGTTTTCTGAAAAGACTTGTATTCTGGATGAAGGGTGTTTGAGTATTCCTGAAACTTATTTACCTATCACAAGATATGAAACTGTTAAAGTAAAATATAGAGATATGAAAGGTAAACCTCATATTGAGTCTTATTCTGGTCTTACTGCAAGAGTCATACAGCACGAGGTTGACCATCTTGATGGCATCACAATGGACACTTTATAAATATCTAAAAAGTATCTCATAAAATGGACGCACAAGAATTTCGTAGTCTTCAAGAAGCATATTTGGAAGTTGTTATGAATGAAGGAAAAAAACCATTTCCATTTGGAAAAGTTTCTAATAAGATAAAATCTAAAACAGATAATCAGAAAAAACTATCAACTGATGTTGATAGTGGCAATATATCTCCAAAAGAAGCAATCCCAAAATCAGATAAACTTGTAAAACAGAGATATACGATGGGTTTTGTTTCTGGAAGAGAAAGAGAAAAAAAGGAAAAAGAAGATAATTTAAAAAGATCTCCGACATTTTATAGAAAAGATAAACATTTATCAAAGATGACTAAAACTCAAAGAGAAGATTATGACCTTTACGATATCATCCTCTCACATCTTCTTGATGAAGGATATGCCGAAACACCAGAATCAGCAGAAGTCATTATGGTAAATATGAGTGAGGAGTGGAGACAGAGTATTGTTGAAGAAGTTCTTGACGAAGAACTTACTGGTGCTCGCAAACAAACGGCATCTGATATGCTTGATAGAAAACTAAGAGATGTTGAAACTCTTAGAAAACTTAGTGCTCGTAAAAGACAAAAACCAGAAGACTTGGGTTCTGGTAATAAAGCAAGAAGAAGAGCAGGTAAAGAGGTAAAAGATTCTACTCTTGGTATTTCTGATGATTGAAACCACTTTTTAAACTGGCACACGAGAGGGTCTCACCACCCTCTTTTTTTGTATAAACTTGTATAAATAATAGTGTGGAGTAAAAAGAGTGTGCCCTAATGAAAAATACTTATTATACTTATGCCTGGTTGAGAGAAGATAAAACACCCTATTATATTGGTAAAGGCATTGCTAATAGAGCATATCGCCCTCATAGAAGAGGTGATACTTATATGTCTCCTCCACCAAAAGATAGAGTGCTTTTCTTGAAGAAAAATCTAACCGAGTTTGATGCCTATAAGCACGAAAATTATATTATTTCTATTCTTGGAATAAAAAGTGAAGGTGGTATATTAATCAATATGTCTTATGGAGGTGAAGGAAGTTCTGGTAGAAAGGCAACAGAATACTGTATCCAAAGAAGTAAAGAAGCAAATTTGGGCAAAACTCTTACGGAAGAGCATAAGAAAAAAGTTTCACAGCAAGTGTCTCAAAGAAGATGGTGGAATAATGGCGAAGTAGATAAACATACTATTGAGTGTCCTGGTGATGGGTGGATATTGGGACGCCTCTATTCTAAAAATAGGCAGATTACGGATGAGTTTAGAAAAAAATGTAGTCAGGTACATATTGGAAAAAATGTTAGTAATGAAACCCGCCAAAAAATAGGCAATTCAAAAAGGGGAAAAAAACTTACAGATGAGCATAAGAAAAAAATAAGACAAGCAACTAAAAAATTAGGTCTTATTCCACCTTCTGCGGCAGGGAAAAAATGGTGGACAAATGGAGTGTCTCAAAAATTATGTTTTGAGTGTCCTGGTGATGGGTGGGTAAGAGGTAGGGTCCAGTTTAAAAAGTGTCCTAGTAGCGATGCGTAAGTCGTTAGGTTGGATTATGATACTCGCATATCGCACAAATCTCAATGACCGTTAAGTTTGAAGTTAAAGGGTCTCTTGCTCGTCTTCTTGCGACAGAGGACCTTGTGGTTGAGCACAAGAAGGTGGAGACCGCTTGTTTTAATGTCCACACTCGTGTTCTTACGCTTCCTATGTGGGAAAAGGCAAGTGATAATATCTATACGATGCTCGTTTTACACGAAATTAGCCACGCACTTTGGACCCCTAATTTTGATTGGACTAAAGATGTTAAAGTTCCCCCGCAATTTGTAAATATTGTAGAAGACGCCCGTATTGAAAAACTTTGTAAAAGGAAGTATCCAGGTTCTCCTAAAAGTTTTTATGCTGGTTATAAAGAACTTGCTGACGATGATTTCTTTCAGATTGGTGATGACAATCTGGAAACTTATAATCTTGCCGACCGTGCAAACCTTTGGTTTAAGGTTGGAAACTTTGTTGATGTGCCGATTGGGCGTGGTGAAGAGACTGATATTATCAATCTGATTGCTGATGCCGAAACTTTTTCCGATGTCTTGATTGCATCGGAGGCACTCTATAAGTATTGTAAGCAAAAACAGCAAGAAGAAGTTAAAATTAATCTTGATAATCTGGAATCACAGGACAGTGGTGCAGATAATCAACCTTCTCCTGATATTACTGACCAGCAACAGGGTGAAAATGACCAACCCGAATCTGGTGCTTCCGAAGGTGCTTATTCTGATGAAT